GCTTCTGGGCGCAAAATCTTGCGACCATAAAGGTGCATACCACGAACAATATCAGCAAAGCTGTCAGGATCACGATAAGACTCAGTCTTCGTAATCTGACTTGCCGTCGCTACAGCAGCAGACTGTCCACTCACAATCAAACCATAGTTGGAGTTCTGATTAGCGGTACCACTCGTACCGGGACCAGTACCAACAGAAGGAAGATTATTGGAAACATAAACCCTGAAGCCGTATAGGTTGTTAAGCGCCAAACCGTTGCGAATACCACCCGCCTCACCAAAATCCGAATTGAGAAGACGCGAATCTTCATCCATAAGAACTTCCATGAAGTGAGGTGAAACAACGAGCCAACGACCATCCTTGTCCACGAACTGTGTGTCAAGGAGACGAGACATTCTCGCTACAACCATGTTAGGAGATGCAGTTGCAGTTGGGAGAGCACTAGCACCCGGCAGACGAGCCGCAATCGGAATAGAATGCGTACCGGCTGACGTAGTAGTGATGCTACCGAAGTCGCCCTTCTTTAGCTGCATCGAAGAAAGCAGTTCATCCGAACCTGCAGTCGAAACAGCTTTGGTGCCAGATACCGTAGTATTAGCGGTACTAGCAACAGCACTGATTGAAGCCTGAGCAAACCCCGAAAGGTAGCCTAGAACTTCCATGTCATACTGATCCTTGAGGCGATAGCCAGCACGATCAGATGCCATCGACTGAAAATTCACATGCGAATGTGCCTCTTCAATGTCGTCAACCTTAAAGGCAAAGTAATTCGACTTGTCTACGACAAGGCTAAAATCTTCATCGTCAAGGTCTTGTGGAGAAATCTGAGCACCACGAGCATATTCTTTGACCGTGATCTCAGGTTCTTTAATGATACGTACCGTATCACCAAAGTTGGCGATCTCACCAAAGTAGTCGTTATTGGTGATATCTTCCACAACAGAACTCTTGCGAAAAGCAAGCTGGGTCTGTTTGGAATAAATTACAGGGCTAAAATTACCATTAGGTAGATTGTTATACCCTGCTGCACGTGTAAAAGCCATTGTATTATCCTTTCACGTAAAACAGACGCTAACTTACTGTCTTCTCATTGCGGCTAATTTTTCTAGGGTGCATAGTGTATAAGTATTGCAATAAATATATACTACGGGCCTGTACTTAATTAGGTAAATCGTTAAGAATACTGTAGTTGCTTAGTAGTGTATGAGTTGCCCAAACGTGGGGGTCATGTTATTTATATAGTTATATAAATTTATTCACAAAAGTCAAGCATTTAACGTGCTGAACCCGATATATCGTAAATAAATTTACCATTTTTTATTGCTTCCATAATTTCCTTCTCATTATTCTCATATTCCTGAGAAGACATTTGATCTACATCAGATTCTTTAATCATTCCTGATGTATCTTCTGATTGCGGCCTACTACGGGAAGCACGTGTGTTTACTGATTTAGCCGCTTCCGAATTGTCGGCAGACTTAGCTTTAGTCTTACCGGTTAAATTTCTATCTGCTTTGTACAGGTCAATAGCACGGGCAGCAGAGTAAGCATCGGTATCATTCTCGTATAGAGAGTTCTGTATCCAGCTAGGCTGTTCTTCTGCCCATGTATGGAAATCTTCTGAGCCACGAATTTCCTCAAAATCGGGATGTAGCTGCATAAGCTGTGCTTCTGCCTTGTCTCTATTTGCACTTTCCTGTAATTCATTTATCTTTTGTACTCTATCTTCCAAATCCTGCGATTGTTCCTTTGCCTTTTTTAGAGCAATAGTTTCAACAATAGCGGCAACATCTGGATACTTTTCTGCCCACTCTGTTAATTCATCTTCAGATTTGGGTAGTTTTATTTGTTCATTGGTAGCTGCTGTTAGTTGTGTTTTTAGAGCAGCTAATTTATTTTCATATTCTTCGCGCTGTTTTTGTGAATGCCTACGTAAATCACCGTATCGTTTCTTAAATGTTTTTTCTTCCGGTGTAGAAGCTTCGTCGTCCTCAACAAGAAGACCTGTATTTTCTTCACCATCTTCCTGATCTTTAATAAGCTCCTCTAGTTCCTTTTCTTCTTTCTCAATTTTATCTGCATTTGAATTTGGTCTAGAGATAAAAGATTTCTTAGTTTGTTCTTGTACTTCTGCTAGTTCAGGCATAGTTCACATACTCCTTCTGGGGCCACCGTAGCCGTGCGATACACGGGGGATGAGTAGCCAGTACTGGGGTTATTTAGGTGCCGCTAACCCCTTGCGGTTATTCTTCTTCATACGTTTGCGGTGTAGTCGGGGAGATATTAAGCCACCAGTACCGAATCCTCCCGTACCTGCACCGGGAGCATCGGGAGAATCGGGAGCATCGGCTCCCATACCACCGGATGTACCGCCATCGCCTCCTCCGTCATACCCTCCTGCTGGGCCACCTGCTCCAGTTCCGGGAGCAGGACCACCATAATCACTGCCCGGCGGGCCACTTGCTCCAGTTCCGGGAGCAGGACCACCATAATCACGGCCCGGCGGGCCGGATGCTCCAGTTCCGGGAGCAGGACCACTTGTATCCGCACCAGCAGGTGCATCCTCTGAGCCGGTTGTACCTCCCCTTACAGTGCTAGGAGTACGGGTTGGTGTTGCTTTGCTAGGACGACCTCCAGTTTTCCTACCCCCTAACTCAGCTTCTCCCGGTACTGATTTGCTAGTGTCTTTGTCTTCGCTCCCTGTCACTGCTTGAATAAGCGATACAATAGCTGGCTGTATAACCTTTATAAGACCCTTTACGGCTCTATTTTGCTTGTTTAAACTAAGTGCTACTTCTGGAGTTACTCCCAAAGCTTTTGATAGCGCATCCAAGTTGCCGTCCACTGCAAAAGCTTCATGTGCTTTACTAGCTGAGTCTAAACTACCTAAACCTATGCCTGTTTCTCCAGTAGGATCACCAAAACCGGGAGTGTCAAAGCCGGCCGGACCACCAACATCCGGCTGACCACCTTCCTCACGCTCCGTAACTGTACGCCGTTGCTGTGGCTGTTCATCTGTAGTGATATCATCTTCTTCCTGATCGGGATCAAATGGTGTTGGATTTGACGGATCAAATGGCTGAAAACCTTCCGGCTCGTCAAAAAGCTGCTTACCATTAATTACAGGAATTTGAATAACCTGTCCTATCTCGTTGATAAAAAAGTTAGTTCCCTGTACACCACCTAAAAATTGCCCTAGTGGTGGCAGAGGAGTTGTCGGGGCAGTAGGTTGTTGTGATGGAGGTTTATCCGGCTGACTAATGGGAGTACTTGTTGGTGTAATTCCTGACAACGTAGTTGGTGTCAAAGCTGAACCCGTTGTAATTGGTGCAGCAGTTCCCGGTTGTAATACTTGCGGTAGAGATGTAGGTGGTGCGGGAGAAGTTTCCGGTAAACCTGTTGTTGGATTAATACGGCTAAACGAAGCAGCGGGTTGCTGCACAGGTACAAGCGTACCTGCTTGTGCTTCAATTGGCTTATCGTCGTTATCTACCATTGACATGATTTCAGATTCATCAACATTGTCATCCATATCAATATATTCAAGATCAACTACAGAAAAAGGTGCACCGCCTGAATTAAAAATAGCATCTGTTGGAATAGTAGCTTCGTCTGCATTGCCCAACTGTCCCATTGCTTCCATTTTATGATAGCCCATTTTAGCTTCGTCTCGCAAATCCATAAAAAATTTAGCGCCGTACCAAGCTGCAACATCTTGCGGAATAATTATTTCTCCTGCACTAAGATTAGCTTCTTGATCGTCAGCTACACCTTCCTTTATACCACCTAAAGGAACATCATTGCCAGATGTACTTTCAACCTCACCACCTTCATCCTTAAGCATTATGCCGCCTTCGTGAAACATATTCATTTGTTGTTCGTACATCATTTATCCCCTTGAATGGATTTATCTAAAATTTTAATTTTATTTAATACTTCTATTGCGCCTTGTGATTTATGCAATAGAGCTAACTCTGTTGACTGTTCTAATATTTTGTGTTGTTGATCAACCATAAAATCTATATAATTATTGAAGTGTCGCCATTGACGGTGGTTGTTCAGCAGGGGCTTGAGCTTCGCTAGGAGTTCCTTGTGGTCCTTGTGGTTGTGCATTGCCAGTAAATCCTTGTTCCTGCGGAGCAGGTGCCTGTCCCGTTCCTATAGTACCGCCACCAGTTCCTGCCGTATCTTGTGGGTTCATACCTGCTGGTACTTGCTGTGGCTGTTGTGGCTGTGTAGCCTGAAACTGTTTAAGAAGCTCTGCCTGTATTGCAGCTTCTTCCATACTGTTTGTAACTTTTTCTGGATCAAGACCCAAAGACTTTGCAATCTCAGCAATAACATAATTAAACTTTGCAAATGGAGCAAGGGCAGGGTTACTTGCAATACCTAAGAATTGCATAAGGCGTTGACTACGAACTTCGTTAGCCATCAGACTTTCTACACCACGAGCCTTTACTTCAAGGTCGCCCCTAAGAGCTGGATCAAAATCAAATTGCATATTAAATTGAAAGAAACCTTGTCCTAATGGACGTAACAAATAGTCATCTACATTTTTAATTACACTTTTAACTGCTCCTGCCGCTGCATTCATTAACATACTGATACCACTTGCTGTACGGCCTGTACCTGTAACACCAGTTTGTCCATGCGCAAACGAAGGAAAGCCCGTGCTTTCATCGGAAAGCTGACGGGCCTTGTCAAACAACTGCATATTTTCGTTACTTACATTTGGAAACTTTGTTCCAAAAATAGCCTGTCCGGGTGCGCCACCTTGACGCCTAAATACTTTACCGGGATATAACGACAAATCCTGCCCCGGCACCAGATTTGTTTCATCTACTTCAACAATTAAATTACCCGATAGTACAGCATTATCTACAGCCATACGCATAAAACCATTCATTAGGGTTTGCGTATCGTCCATATTTTCCGCAATACCCACACCAAAGAAACTATAAGGATTAAGTTCATAAGGCACCGCCATGTAAGGAATACGAACAGGCTTAAATGGATTTAAAACAAGACGTATAACCTTATCATTGCATATCCATACATTGGCCTGTAGCTGATCTGCATCTTCCAATTCTTCTGGTATATCTAAATCTTTTATGTCAACAAGGTCTTTATCAATAATACCCCAATACTCTAATACTTGAAACCGTTCAATGCTATGTTGAATTTCATAATCTGCTAGATCGTCCTCCCACGACTCCTTAGTGTAGGATTCACCCATACTAATACATTCATCAATTACCTTGTTACGAAAAAATGGACGGGTCTTTAAAGCACGAAGTTGTGTGCGACTTAGCTTATGTCTTTCAACAATATACTGTGCTTCATCCATATTGTTTGCATCTGGATCAGGATACATGTTCCAAATACTAACATGATTAATTTGTGGCATTACCTTAATAGTGGGAGTGTAGGAACCGTCTTCTTCCCAGTTAGGGTATTCTTTATTTGTAGCAAACGGACCTTTAATAATACCTGTACCAAATAGAGCCATTTCAAAAGCTGTACTACGAAGATGTTTAGAGGCATTACTTTCCTCCAACTGATCCATAATCTTCTTTTCCATTTTCTTTGCAGCAACCATAGCGGGGCTAAATGTTGCAGCGGTAGGTGTTTTTCCTACACCTTCCTCAATTGGCATACCTTCCAGCTTTTCTTCAAGTGGTCCTAACTCTAAACTGGTAAGTGTAGCACCAGCAGGAAGTCCCTCGTCCTCTCTATTACCGTATGGATTTTCCGTTTCTTTTAACTGTTCCGGTTTATTTGGATCAAAGGATACATTTTCAGTTACACCTTCCGGTATTTTTGTAGGCTCGATACTTAACGGGAATTTCTGTCCTGCAAATAAAACATCTACAACCTGTCCATATGCTGCTAAAGTTTTAGTTTTTGTAACCTTAATAAATATTCGAGACTTTTCTGCCTCTGTAAACTGTACATCCTGACCGTACAAACCCCTATAGTTTGTGTACGCCTTTAGCCATCTTTGTTCATCTGTTTTTCTGTAATCTTTTGCAAGTTGGTACTTACCATAAATATAATCTACAACATTCGATATACCAGCGTCTTCTATACTACTGTCATCCTCAATATCTTCTAGTACTGTAGAATTTGTTTCAATCAATGAGGTATCTTCATCAGCCATTTATTTATCCTTGTAATTCTGTTTTTAATACTAATAAAATATTTTTCAAAGTAATTATAATATAAATATAAAAACATCTTAGTATCCAAATGTCGCATCTGCAGGTTCATAGCGGCGTTGTGAATGGGGTACGTCAAAATCAAAAATATTAAATCTTGGTCTAGACATTATACCGTATCTAAGTGCATCATATAAATGATCTTCAGATTTTGTATCCACATCTTCCGAATTATTTTTGTCTAACGGTATAGCTGGTAGTTGTGATATTGTATTTACGCAAGTGTCAAAAAATACTAATCTTGCTTCTCCTGTATCCTCATCTATTTGTAAACGTCTATGTACTTCATTTTTACCAGAAACTCTACTTCCTTTACTTCTATCGGAAGGTCTCCATCTACACCCCTTCATAATCATTTGTTCCGCTAGTGACGGTCCTGTATCACCACGCTTATGCCAAAGACTACTATCCAGTACGCCGTATTTTATATTGCCGTCATCTTCTTCTAATTCTAAGACCATATCAGCTAAATCTGCAGCTAATACCTTAGAGACATATAACTCTCTATAAACAATTAGTTGTTCATCTGGAGCAATCGTAAACCAAAGTACACCAGTATAGGAACCATAACCATAATCGCAAGCCCTAAACTTTCTCCAATTTTTGGGAATATCAAAAGCCTCAATGACATGGTGCTGTCTATTAAACTCTGTAAATGCCGCACCCTCTTTAATATCCCAATCGCCGTGTAACAACTGCCTTCTTTGTTGTTCCGGTAAAGACAGAAGCATTGCTTCGTAATCTCCCGATGCTGCAAGATATGGATTATCCAGTAATGAAGCAGGAATAAATCTACGATTAAATAAAGATTGCCCTGCTTTACTATGTCCATCAGGAAATATTAATTCTGTTCCTGTTTCTATATCAACAGCATTAAAGGTACTATTTGCGGGTGAAGGATCGATAAACATTTTCTTGACCCAACTATGCCCCCTACCACCCGGATTGGTAGTTGCCCTCATAAAGATAGGCAGATCAGGGGCAGTGGACCGCAGACGAGAGCGCATATAATTCCATGCATATGGCGTAGGCCATTGTGTCAACTCGTCAAAGCCTATCCAGCTAAAAGCTAGACCCTGATAACGCAACACGTCCTCATCTCTATCGAGGTACGACATCCATAGTCGCGCACCAGAAGGCGCAGTCCACTGCATCTTTCTTTCTGACCATTTAATCCCCGGCCAGATTTTCGGATACAGTTCCTGTGACTTGTATATTAGCTCTCTTAATTCTTCTGTTGTGTGTCTAAGCAACAAGCCACTAAAGTCGGGGTGTCCTAAGTAACGTAATGGATCAGCTAACATGGCGTAGGATTTACCACCACCCGCTGCACCCCCATATAAAACCTCTCGCTCACTAGCCGCTAAAAATTCTGTTTGCGGCCCCTCATTAGGTTTAAATATTATTACATGCGTATCCTCTATGGAATCAACATGCTCTTCCTCTATTTCATTTAGCAGCGGCTCTTGCTCCAAGCCTTTCCGTTTCGAGTTCTTTTGCTTTCTCGATTGCCGTTTTCGCATACTCTGCCCACTTGCGGAGGCTTGTAATTTGTCTCTTACGATGCTGCTCATGGGCAAGTCGTTTCCTTAATCCGACGTGAGAAATGTATCTTTCTGTACGAGTAGATAACCAGTTAGCTACCTCTCTATACGAATATTGTTTAATGTACCGCCTAGCTTGCTCTAAAGTATCAAGTTGTTCCACAATGGGTCTAAGAATAGCGGAATCATTTTCATCCAACTTATAGCCAAAAGGAACGGTACGTGCTATTCTTGGTATAGAAATCCATTCATCATCTTCTTTAATATCAGTGGGTTGTGGTAACTTCCACTCCCCAGCAGTTCTAGTCATTTTACTCTTTTGCAGGTAGCAACATAATACCACCAGAACTTTCCACCTGCACCTTTTCAGTTTTAACAATACCACTTCTATCCAGTAGTTCTTTTGCGGCACTTAACTTATCACGTATGCCTAATTCCGTTGGATCAAGTACACCACTAACTACAGCCATAGCTGCACGTGGCGCATTACGTGCCATATACAATTGTGTAGCTTCTATAACGTCTTCTTTAAGACCACGAATAATTTCTGTGGTACTTGTATTTTCAGAATAGCCAGCAAGTAGTTTTGCCTTTACGACATCCCCGTCTGCTTCATCAAATAAAACAGATAGAAATTTATTTTGTCTTGCTGTAAGATTTCTAGTCATTCATATTTTCTTTCTATGATAATTTATTTTTTAGCCACTTAGATAAATGTGTTAACTGTATATGAACCTGTGCTATAGGCCACATAGCCCACTCTACAATTTTAATAGGAATAAGCATTGTCCACTTTACAATATTTTTAATCATAATTTCTCCTTTGTTATACACCTTTTTTATGTTTCTGAGATTTTGGAGGTGACTTTTTTAAACCTCCTGAACCCGACCAAAACATTTTGTTAGCCCAATAAGCGGCAGATGTTTTACCTTTTGCAATATTTTTTCTATGTCTAGCTTTAAAAGACGCACGTGCTTCCTTAGAATAGTTATGTCCCATCTTCTGATCACCAAAACGAATTATACGTATGCTTCCTCCATCTCGTATAGCAACCACTCCTTTTTTAGTTGCATGTTGTGGAGTACGTTTTGGTTTATTTAAGCCACTAAGATTATGCCGCTTTAATTTATTTTTTTCCACATCCGTTAACGCCATTATGCAAACTCTCCATGTTCCATAGCGTAAGCCAAAGTATCTGCACGAGATTTTACTTGACCTGCCCAAAGTGAATCTTGCATTTCTTCTGCTGCGCTTTTGTACTCTTGTTTGTCAATAGCACTCCACATGCGAGAAAATTTGTTAAGTCTAGGTATACCCATATTAAAGCCCATGTCAACCAATACTTTTTGCCTAACAGAGTTTAACTCTTTTACAACTGCACGAGAACTTAGTAATTCTCTTTCAACAATTTCAATATCTCTATTAGCAAGAAAGTATGCGTCTTCTTTAGTTATACCATTTTTAAATATTTCGCTCATACTTTTTTGCATATGAGTTAACTCTGCAACTTCAATACCTCTATGTGCTAAATTTCTTCCAATTCCTATTGTGTCTATACCTAAACTATCTTTGTATACCTTTAGCACTATGCCTTCGTGACGAGCAAGCTGTTTAATTAAATCTTCTCTGTCGTATTTAAACATTCTTTAACTTGTAATATCTTTTTCTAAAAGCTTAAACGGATCAAGACCATTCTTTTGTTTTTCTATCATAGGAGTAATATCTTCAATACTAGGAAGTATATATGATTTTGGCCCGCCGCTTAAAAAACAACAGACATTAGAAGGAGCACCCCTTATATTATATATAACTATAGTCCATGAACCCGTATCTATATTGCGATAAAGAACCTGATAAGGTTCAGAAGAACTTATTTGCGTACCCGTTAAAACTATAAACTCTTCTTCTTTAAGCTCTTTTAATGTTTTAGTTAAATCTTTCTGTTCACCACAGAACATAGGTGGTCCCGGCATTTTATACACAGAAGTATTATTTAATTCCTGAGTATGTGCAATATTAAAATAAGCTACAGCAAAAATAATTAGAAAAATAAAAATTAATTCCGACAATATTTCGTTAAGTTTCATTTTAAAAATTTCCATTTATTTTTTCCCAAATAACTTAGAGGCACTCCTTACACCAAAACTAGCGGCTACAATAACTCCCAAACTATACTGATACCATTCCGGCATTCTGTTTAATTGAAGAAAACCATTACTAACTACTTCTTCCATGCCGGGAACAAATGCAAATATCAGAGGTATTGAAAACAAAATTGTAAGCCATTCGTCTTTCCACGAACTTGTAGAACCTTTTATTGCCTCTATGTCCCATTCAATTTCGCCGGTTGCTTGTCTCTGTATTACAACCGCTTTTGCCTTTGCTGTAGCAACTTTAACTTCATTATTAGCTTTAGTTTTTTCTAACTGGCCCTGAAGAAAGGTTCCAGCTAGACTAGCTATTGGACCTATGAGTGCGCCTAACATGTATACCCTTTCTATGCAACTTCTTCTATCGAAGACTTTATTTTGCCTGTTTCCAAATCAAGATTTTCTAGTACAGGCATAGAGGTTAATTTTCTTAGTGCAGCAGCCTCTAACATATCTTTAGGCTCCACTCCTGTATTCTCTCGTGTACCAAATAGCATAGTTACATTTATTCTTTTGTTGTCAAACCCCGGCATAAAGTTTACATCTGCTGTTTTATGAAACAGATTGGAGTCAAACATAACACATCGATTATACTTATAAGGAATGTACACAGCCTTTGAATTATTTTTTTCTAGGTATTCCATTACTTCAGTTTTATCGTCACCATTATATCGACTGAAGTCCCAGTCTGGTGGAGCACCCTTATCCCAAATCCACATGCCTCCTGTTTTACCTACATCCTTTTTTTTATCATAGTCTCTGTTTGCTTCAGTTGGAGTAATCCAGAAGTTTACATTAACAGCGGCAAAGTCTGCGTGTATATCAATGCCGGGACATTTTGATTCATACTTAAATGCCCACATCTGAGACAGGTTACGTTTATTGGTAGTATTAAATATCTCCGGTAGATTTTGTACCATCTCTAGAGACAGTGTTTCTAAGGCTTGTGGAGTAAATCCATTCTGTCTAAATGCCCCTAAGTACCCTCTGCCATAGATTGTATTCCAAAAAGGAAATTCTAAACAGTAGTTCTTTAATTTCTGTAAAGCTTCCAGATTCATAAAGTCATCAATAACTACAATGTTTGGATTCGTGCTGTAGTAATTTTCTGAAATTGAGTCAAAAGGAAGTTTTAAATTCAATGCACCTTCATGGTGGCTGTGGTGTGGAAGTATAAGACGACCAGAATTAAGTAACCAGAGAAGATGCCCTACATCATGTGCTTCCTTCATATGAAGCATATGATCCTTAAAAGGCTGGTCATTAGAATTTTCTAACGGATTATATGGTTTAGCTTCTGTCTTACATTCTACCTTTGCTTTTGCTCTGCGTTGTTTACGGTTCATACTCACTCACATATCTCCATACGTGGAGTTAGGAAAACTGTCCCATAACAAACTTTTCTTTAAACCAGATTCATAATGGCACCCGCATTCACAGCCATTGCAATCTTGTCCCGTGCATTCACAAGTATCATTGTTACAATTTTTACAAGAGCAAGCCATGTTTTATTCCTTTATTTTTTTATCCAAATATTCCACCTTATTTATTTTTGATGGGACGTTTAAGATATCTAAATTCTTTTCAGATGTTACAAGATTTATAATTAAGTTTGTAAGTTTAATTTCACTTTTTAGAAAGTCAAGTTTTGTTTGAAGTATTATAAGTTCTCTTTCATAAAAAGCAATGTCTTTTTCCTTACGAAGCTTTTGTTCAATTATCTCTTCTAAAAAGATTATGTTTTTTGGTTCATGTTCGCTCATTATACCACATACATAGATAGATTGCAAGACCTAATAACAAAGAGTACCAAAACTAATGCTATTAAAATACAGTACAAAATAGGCATCTAATACATATTGAAGCATTTAAATTTTACTATTTGAAATTAAATTCTTAATTCTTTCCTCAACAGTAGGTAGTAGCCTTATACCACAATAGCCAATCACAAAGGCCATTGCTGGTCCCCAAACCATATCTAATTCAAAATACATCATAATAGGGGGTAGAAAAAACTCAGCAGCTAACCAGCCTACCAGACAAGCCAATGCTAAATCTCTCCACGAAATTCTTTTTTGTACCGCCCAATTAGTTAATCCTCCACAACCAGAAGCAAATACACAACACGTCTTAGCACCCACAGCTAATATGAGAGCTTCCATTAGTTAAGTCCTCCTTTTAAAATTGCATCATAGAACAAGTAGTTAATACCAAATACATTAAGTCCCCTAAAGATATTGCTTTCTTTGGATCATCTATACCATTTTCTTCTAAAAAAGTAAACTGTATTTTATATGCTTGTTTTTCTTTATGCCGTGAGCATTGAAAACTACTATTATTTATATGTTGAAAATGATGTACTAATTCATGTAATAAAATACTTTTAT